TTAGAAAAACTTAAAAATCAATTAAAAAATGAAAGATAAAAAAGAAAAAATAAAAAGATTTAAAGACTTTATGGATGAAGAATGGGATAATTATAGAAAGAAACTTGATTTTTGGAAACAAAATTATCCAAAAGAAATTATTTGTCCTTATAGACAGCCAACAGGAGAAAATGCTCTTATTAAAATGCTTGATTATTTAGCGGAAGAAATTGAAAAATTAAAAGATGAAAAATAAAAAAGGATATACTTTAAAAATGCCTTCAGAAATTAGAACAAAAAAACAATGGCAGGTTTCAGAATATATTTGTGAAAATTGTGGCAGATTTTTTTGGATGCCTACCTTTTTAGATTATCTACATTGTCCTTATTGCGAATCTTATTACAGAGCTTGGAATAATGATGACACAATTATAATTAGGTGGCAAAAAAGAAAATATAAATGGAACCAAAAAGTGCACAAAGCAAGGGCAAAAGATTTGAGAAATTTGTGGCCCAACAGATAGAAGAGATGGGTTTGGGGAGGTCAATGAGAACGCCAGGCTCGGGGAGCGGGAAAATCAAGTCGGACATTTTCAGCCCCGTTGATTTTATGATAGAATGCAAGAATGAGAAGCAATGGAGGTGGGAAAACATAGACCAGGCAAAAAGCCAGGCAGAAAAGGGGAATTATTTCAAAGACAAATGGTGCTTAATTATAAGAGATCCTCGGTATCCGGAGT